GGACTAACGGAGGAGAAGAACTATGGCGAATCCTAATGTGGGTATGATGTACCCGGTGTTCGCTCCGATCACCACGCACACGGATGGATCCATGCCGACCTACGGCACCGGGTTCGTGATCCAGGAAGCGCGGAACGCGACAGTGAACAGGGAATACCAGAACAACCCGCTCTACGGCGATGACCGGATCGTGGACGATGACAACGGCATGACCGGCCTGACGATCAGCTTTGAGCCCACGGGCCTGAGCGAAGACGATCGGAAGAAGCTGCTGGGCGAGGAAGAGAGCGAAGTCACCGGCATCAGTGGCCAGTGGGTGAGCGACAACGAGACGCCCTGGGGCGGCTTCGGCTTCATCCGCAAGATGCGGCAGAACGGCACGAAGAAGTTCGAGGCGTGGCTCACGCTGAAGATCAAGTTCCAGGAGGAGACGATGACCACCAGCACCAAGGAGGGTACCATCACATGGAACACTCCCACGCTGAACGGACGCGCCGCCGGACTGTACGTGGACTCCAGCGACAAGCTGCGGTTCCAGCTGCATGAGACCTTCGACACCATCGCGGCGGCGAAGTCCTGGCTGAATACCCGGCTGAACGTCAGCACGAACTGACGGACACTTTGGGGGCCCGGGCGACCGGGTCCCCTGCTTTTGCGTAAAAGGAGAGAGAGACATGACAGAGATCAAAATCGGCGGAAGAGTTCTGCCGCTGAGTTATACAGCCTTCGAGATGATCGAGATCCAGAAGCAGATCGGATGCACGGCTTTCCAGCTGAAGGATGAGGTCTTCGGAATCCGCCAGGAGGATGAGGACGATCCGCAGAGTATCCGGATCGACGTGATCAAGGACCCGGAAAGACTGGAGAAGATGGGGAAGTTGATCGCGGTCCTGGCGAACGCCGGGCTGGAGGAGAACGGACAGGAACCGGATGTCACTTATAAATGGGTGCTCCGGAATATGAAGCCTTCGCTGATCCTCAGCTATGCCATCGCAACCATGTCAGAGATCGCAAATGGGAACATGATGGAAGCGAAGGCAGAGGAGAACGGGCCAGTGGATGAGGGCCTGGAGGAAGAGCGGGCAAAAAAACAGCCAGGGAACTGACCTACCTGCGGGTTGTTTCCTATGGACTGATCGCAGGACTAACAAAGAAGGAAATAGACCGGATGAGGCCGGGGGAGATCCTCGACCTCTATTATTACCGGATGCAATATGATCACAGCATGATAAGGATGTGAGACGATGGCCGTTAACGTGAAACTCGGCGTGGATATGTCCGCATTTAAGAGCGGCATCCAGGAAGCGAACGCCCAGCTGAAAACCTTCGACGCGCAGCTGAAATTCGCGGAGACCACCTTTAAGAAGACGGGCAACGCGGAAGCGGCCATGGCCACAAAGACGGACGCACTGTCCAATAAGCTGAAGGTACAGAAATCTGTCGTGCAGCAGTATGAGAAGGCGCTGCAGGATATGAAGAACGCCGGCGTAGATCCGGCGAGCAAAAGCTATCAGCAGATGGCGGCGGCCATGCTCAACATGCAGAGCGCGGCCAATGAGACGGAGATCGCTCTGAACGGCCTGAGCACCAGCCAGCTGAACGCAGCGACCTCCGCGGACAAACTGAATAACAGTGTCAGCAGCATCGGGAAAAAGATGTCCCTGGACCAGGTGATCGGCGGAATCGACAAGATCACCGGAGCGCTGGAAAACGCCGGGAAGAAGGCCCTGCAGGTCGGCGAGAACATCTGGAACAATATCCTGAACAGTGCACGCCTGGCGGATGATACCGGAACGGCTGCGATGCTCCTGGACATGAATGTCGAGGAGTATCAGAAGTATAAGGGCGTGTTCGATACCATCGCTGAGATGACTGTCAGCGACTGGATGAACGCGAAGCGGAAGGTCCAGAAGGCGATCTATGATCCGACAGACGACCAGACGAACGTCCTGTCCCTGCTTGGGGTAAGTACGCATGATACGGCCCAGGGGAAATGGGGAGAGGTCCAGACCGCGGCGCGGGCCTGGGAGGACGTGTTCTGGGACGCCGCAGGTGAGCTGAGGAAGAGGATCGAATCCGGACAGATCTCCGCTGATCTGGGAGATACTTACGCGGAGGCCCTGTTCGGGAAGAAAGCGGCCTACCTGAAGCCCCTGATGGATTTGGGCCGTGAAGGCTTTGCCGCGGCACTTGAAGATCAGAATGTAGCGAGCCAGGAAGCCATCGAGACAGACGCGAAGCTGGCGGACACGGTTACCAAGCTGGATAACACTTACAAGGCGCTGGAGATGCAACTGATCAGCGCCCTCGCGCCGGCACTGACCGAGGCCGCTGAGGCCATGGACAGCCTGCTTGGGTCTGTCCTGGAATATCTGCAGTCTGAAAATGGCAAGGCCATGATGGACAGTCTCGGGGAATCCCTGAAAGAACTGTTCGGGGGCCTGAAGAATGTGAACCCACAGGAAGTCGCCCAGAAGCTGGTTGATGTGCTGAACAGCATCGTCGGCGGGATGAAGTGGCTGATCGAACACAAGAAGGACGTGTTCCACGCGCTGGAGTGGATCGTCGGCGGATGGGCCACGCTGAAGCTGACCGGCGGAGCACTGGACGTGCTGAAGGTGATTGAAGGTGCGAAGAATCTGACGGTTGGAGGCAGCGGAACCGAGACCGGAGCCGAGACGACTACAACAGATGCGGTCGTAACCGGGACGGGGACCGGCGGGAGCGTCTGGTCAAAACTTCTGAACGGTGCGACGCTTTTCGCCGTTGCGGATGCCATGTACAAGGCGACAGAGGGGCAGATCCGGAAGAATGTTGAGAACTTCAACAAATCCACCGAAGGAATGACCGACCAGCAGCGTCAACGCGAGGCCCTGATAATAAACTTCGGAATGACAGACGACGAGGTTACTAAGTTCGTCAAAGAAAAAGAAATAGATGTGTCTACGGAATTTGTGCCAGAAGATGATGCTGCGAAAAAGCTGGCGGACGAGGTTGGAGTGGTGGTTCTCCCGGCGCAGCTGCATATCCTGGGCGGGACCCGCGGGATCGGAACCGGCGGCGAGAACATGATGCGGATGCTCGGGGAAACTGCCAACGCTGCATATTCCTACGCCAACGGCATCCCGTTTGTGAACGACACACGCCTGGCGCTGCTGCACCGCGGTGAGCGCGTTCTGACGGCCAGCGAGAACCGGCACTACACCTATAACAACAACACATACTTCGGCAGCGTGAACCTGCACAACGGGCTGGAGATCGACGCGCTGACGGAGAGCATCGCCAGGAACAACCGCAGGAAGAACAGCGGCTACGGAGCATAAGGAGGGCGGCATGAAGTATTCATTCATCTGGAACAACGTTAGTTGTACCACGAAGGGGATCCGCCTCCAGAGTATGCCGGAGATCGTCAAGCCGGAGGAGCGGGTGAACCACGTCACCATCCCCGGCCGCAGCGGCGAGATGACGCTGACGGAAGGCGACGACATCTATAACAGCTATATTCAGACGATCCCGCTGATCATCGACAACGCGGCAGACGTGAAGGCCGCGGAGGAATGGCTGCGGGGGGACGGGTGGCTGACCTTCAGCGGACAGCCGAACCTGTGCCAGAAGGCCCGGGTGATCAACGCGGTGACCTTCACAAAGCACTCAAGGAACAGTGCCTGGTGGGAAGGCGAGGTGCAGTTCTACTGCGATCCCATCAAGTACGACACGGTGTGGAACAACATCGAAGTGACCACCAGCGGAACATCGGTAAACAACCCTGGAGACATGCGGGCTTATCCGAAGATCGGGATTACCGGCAGCGGCGTGGTGACGGTTTCCGTCGGCGGGCGGACGCTGACAATCCCGGAGTGCGTGGACGGCTATATTATCGACACGGAGAACGAGTGGATCCTGTATAACAACGTGCCGCAGATGAACGTCTGCAGCGGGAATTTCCCGGTATTCAACAAGGGAAACAACACGGTAACGTTCACGGGGGCCACAAAGCTGACCATCGAGCCGGCATGGAGATACTTATAAAAACGAGGTGAGACTGTGATCCAACTGTACAACAAGGGCCAGACCGACTTCACGAAAAAGGGCATCACCCTGAACGCGCAGAAGGCCTCAGTCACCTTTCAGGACAACGGGCGTTTCGACCTGGACCTGACAATCCCGGTGCCGGAAAATATCGAGTTCGACTATGGGCAGGTGATCCGGTGCTCTGTACCGTATCAGCAGATTCCGGAGATTACCCTGGGGACCGTCAGTTACTACGAGGTCAGCAACGCGGATGGCTCCACCCTTTGGAGCGTTGTTCCGACACTGAAAAAGGTCACATACAGCCAGTGGATCGGATTCAGCGAAACGGAGGGCGTTCATGTTTACAGCGTAGGCGCGAAGGTCACCTACCTGAACAACAACTACAGATGCACCTACTTTGACGCAACGAGCCCACAGGCGCAGATCCCGCCCAGCAACAACAGCGCCTGGTGGACGCAGATCTCCAATACCACTGGCACCGCCGGCAAGGAAGCGGCCGCGCTGGAAGCCGGCGACGTGATCATGAAAACGGCGGACTTCAACGATGAATACATGGAGGCCGCCACCACCACCGGGAAGACGGGCTACATCCTGATCGCGGACGTGACCGCCACAGGAGACACGGAGACCCGGACGATCCCCGCGCAGACCATCACGGAGCAGAGTTTCGTGATCACGGAGATCGAGAAATCCACGGACGGGAAGCAGGTCACGATCCACGCGGAGCACATCAGCTATCAGCTGGGGCGGACGATCCTGGGGGACTGCAACCTGGTGAACGTGAACCCGGCGACGGCGATCCTGTTCATCCAGGGCGCCATGAAGGAAACCTACGCCGGCGGGATCTACACAAACCTGACGGAGGAAAGCGTCACCGCGAATTACAGCTGGAAGAACGCGCAGAACGCGATCCTGGACCCGAAAGCGGGCCTGCTGCAGTTCACGAACGGGCAGATAATCCGGAACGACCTGGACGTCTTCCTGATCGAAAAGGCTGCGGCCTCCGCAAAGTACACCGTCAAGTACGGCACGAACATGCTGGCGGTGAAATGGGACGGAAGCGTCAGCCAGCTGGTGACCCGGATCTACCCGACGGCGCAGGACGAAGGCGGAGAAACGCTGCTGCTGCC